GGCGCAGGCGTGGCGCCTTACACTCAAGGCGATCAAGGCAGCGATTCAGGCGAAGGTTTATTCGGACCCCCAGGCGGTTAAGAGGTAAGCAATGGCAACTAAATCACCCCTAGCACTCGTGGAAATGCCTGGCGAATCCTCTGGCATGACTGAGGCGCGTCAGACTTACATTGACGCTCAGAAAAAGATGCTCGAGGCGCTTGAGTCACGCAATCAGCTTTTTGATCCAGTCCTTTTGGCCATGGCTCAAGGCTTCTTGGGACCAACCAAGTCAGGCTCCTTTGGCGAAAGCATTTCAAATGTTGCCGCGGCTGTAGGCCCTGCAGCAGAGGCCGAGCGCAAGCGCAACATTGAGATGGCTCAGATCCGCGCAGAGCTTGCTGCCAATCAATATGGCGCAGCACAAAAGGGCGAAGCGCTTAAGTCATTTACAAGTGCCATGCAGCCCGGTAAGCCAGGCGAGACCGTTACGGTCGGTGGCCAGCAATACCCAGCGCAATTTGTCGGCATGACGCCTGAAAAAGCAACGCAAATTGGCTTGTATGACAAAGACATGGGCGAGCTTGCCTTTAAGTTTTTGAAAGAACAGAGAGAGGGCTTTGCAGTTCAACCCACTGGCACGGTCAATCTGCGCACACCTGGCGGCCCTACCTTTACGCCATTTCCTGGCCAGGCTAATGAAATGGTTACGATTCCAGGTGTTGGCACGATTAGTGTCAGCAAAGAAGACAAGATCGCGCTTGATGTGGCCATGGGTAAGGGCGATGCAGCCACGGTCTTCAAGATTGCTGATAAGTACACGAAGCCTATGACAAGGCCTGGCGCAGAGCCTGCAGCAGCAACTACAGCACCACCTGCAGCAGGAACTGCAGCACCGCCTGCAGGCACTCCTGGGACGGGTATCAGGCCATCACCATCAGCTATGCGCATTCCTGTGACGGCTGAAGAAAAAGAAGCAGCAAAGCGTCAGCAAGAGTTAGAAGCAGCAGTGCAACGCGCTGAAGAGACAGAGCTTGCCACGCAAGGTGCCAAGCGCACAGCCTCTGCGATTGACGCGGGTTCAATGGCCGTGGCCAAGGTCCAAACCGCTAAGGACATTCAAACGCTCATCGGCACTGAGGGCATGAACCAATACTTTGGTGCCTTCAATAAACCGAATGACATTTTTGCTGCCGTCGTTACGCTTGCAAGGCGCGCTCAGGAATCAGGTTCACAAGGCATTGATAAGTCGCAGCTTGATAATGTGATTGCCAACTTAACACTTAACCTGCCCAAGTCTCCCAACGAGACCATGGAACAGTTCAAAGAGCGCAAGCAGCAGGTGATTGACCGTGCGGCCATGGCAGCATCACGCATTGCTGAGATGGAGTTGTATTACTCGCAACTGATCAAGGGCCAGGGCCAGATTACTGAGGGCGAGCGCGAGATCTTGCGCAGGGCTGCAATCAATCCACGCTTTGACACGCCGAATGTGATCATGGCCAAAGCTAAAGCGATTGAAGCCATCAGTAACTTTGAGAAGTGGCGCGCTGATACGCTTGAGCAGAATCCCAAAATGACACTGGCACAGCTAAAGGCCGGCCAAGATTACAAGCGTGAAGAAGCCAAGCGTATTGCGGCTGTTGAAGATGCGATGAAGCCTTTATTGCCAAAGGGTACGCAACAAGCACCACGCTCTAGCGGTGGCTTGACCATGGATGCGATCAACAAACGAGCTAGTGAGCTTGGGGTGCGCTAATGGAAGCAAACAAACTCGACGAGAATCAGGTCCGTTACGCCCTGCAGATTGGCGATGAAGCTCGTCGCATGGGCATCAACCCTGACTTTGTGCTGCCCATGGTGGCGGCTGAGAGCAAGTTTGATCCCAAGGCTGTCTCACCCAAGGGTGCGATCGGTCTGATGCAACTCATGCCGAGCACGGCAAAAGAGCTTGGCGTTAACCCTTATGACATCAGCCAAAACATCAAAGGCGGCTTAACCTACCTCAAGCAACTGTCATCACTGCCCGACATCGGTACCAATCCAGTTGCATTGCTGGCGGCTTATAACTCAGGTCCTAATAAAGCATATCTCAAGACACTTGATCCCAAGGACATCCCTGAAGAGACTGCAGCCTATGTAAGCAGGATCAATACTTATGCAGGCGGTACGCTGCCACAGCCCTTTATAGGCCTAGAAGGCGAGGCCGAGGGCGTAGGCGTTGGCCAAGGTGGCACCCTTACTGAAGGTGAAAGGCCAGCGCCAGCTTCTGAATTGGATTACCAGCGACTCATGCTTGATGCTGCTGGCGGTTTAACAGGCGCTGCAACTTCAGCAGGCTTACAGTTTGCAGGCTCTAAGTTTAATTTGCTTGGCCGAGCACTTGAGGGCATGTCACGCATCAATCAGCCTGACACCGCCACTTCAGGTGAGAAATGGCTGCGCAACTGGGCTGGCATGGAAAAGCCTGGTGTTGGCGGCGTACCTCAAGCTTCAGCCACCTATGAGCGAGCCAAGGACCATGGCAAGGTATCAAGCCGTGCCACCAAGATGTATGGCCCTCGCATGCCTGGCGAACCGATGGCCCTCGTTGATCGCTTGATTCAGCGCGGTAAGGATCAAGAGGCGTTGGTAGCCCGGCAAAAAAGCCCGTTAACGATGGCCAAAAACATCATGACATCGCCAGCAGGTAAGGTTGGCTTGGGAGCACTCGGAGGCATTAGCGCTGCAGAGCAGGCCCAACAGGCCATGAGCAAGTATGCTGAGCAGGATATGCCTATGGCAGCAGCATATGCCACAGGCGCATTAGGCTCAGCCATAACGGCCATTCCTCACACAGGCACTCAAATACTTGGTGGCGCTTTGGCAACCTCCCCCCTGGTTATGCGCGCATACCGCAAGTTACAAGAAAAAGGTATGCCATCAGGACTGCCTGCCACTTACAGCCCTTACTTCAAATAACGCTTCTTAAAGCACTCCTTGCACTCTGCCAGCCACCCGCCCCTAGAACGCTCATAGAAGCCTTCTACGGGCTTTGTGACCTGGCACTTAGAGCAAACCTTCTTGCCGTCCTTTACGGCGTTCCTGCGCTCAAATAAACGGTCTGAGGGCCATCCCTGATCGACACGCCACTTCAGGGTGTAATAACTTAGCTTTCCGCGCTTTGCCCACTCACGGAGCGTGAGGGTGGTGGAACCGATGGTGAGAACTCTCTGGTTATGAATCGTGTTTGACATTTTTTGCATTCGCGTCGGCGCTCTAAATAAAATCTAAGCTTGTTGGGTTCCCAGTAAGACCGGGTATCAAGGACGGTTGTCTTGTAGGACCGTCCTGACTCGTTGCGACAGTAGGGGCATTGCATCGTGCAGTCTCTTTCTCAACTCCAACACATTCCAGGCCAGATCGTGCAAGTATTGATCGGCCAATGCTGGATCGGTTTTCATTTGGTTTTGCGCCTGGTTGTGCAGTCGCTCGATAATTTTCAATTGCTTCTCGTATAAGCTCATCTAGGTCAGCATCCATTTGATCGGGGTAGTCAACCAACTGCCTGAGCATGCGATAGCGTAGAGCATCATTCATGCTTTTTTTTCAGGTGGTTATTGACAATCGTTTTGCCTGCTTTTGATGCTGGCCATGCAAGAACCCGATGATCAATCGTGAAGTCCATGCCACCACTTCGCATGGCATGAAGCAGCCTGGGAGTTAGTGCTGTGAATTGTTTTGGTGCCGGCTCATCAGGGCAGATGGTCCAGGTGTAGGGTAACTTAGCCATGATTTTTCTCCATGTTTTTGCCAATCTCAGCGGCGGCTCTGACGATGGCGCGGCGAGTTGCAGCCTTCGGGTCATCACCCTTTATTTCTCCGACCTCAATCATCGACGGGATATGTTGGGCGCACACATTTGCATACGGCACCTTCTCGTCAGCGAATGTCCAGCCATGATGAACGCCGATGTCTAAATCAATCATCAATTCAAAAGCATCTTTGTTGTCGTGGAATGGACTCCATATGGATGCGCCGGACTCCTTGCCAACCCACAAAAGACAGTTCGTCTTTGGCCTATACATGGTTGGTTCAACATACCCCACCGCTTTTGCGGCATACCTCAACAGTTCTTCGTCCGTCATGTGTTGCGCTCCTTTAACTTGGCTTCGATGTATCGGGCAAACCTCACACCGTCCTCATTCAAGAAAAGTGCTTCCATGTCCTCATCCGTCAGCCCCACCCATTCTTTCTTTGGTGGTGCGGTGTACAGTGGTATGTCATCTGGATTGGGGCCGATCAGGTTGCCTTCTTCATCGAACTTTGATGAGCGATGCCACCAAAGTTCCCCCTTGCCACCATTGGTAATCCACGCCACAGGCTCTTGTTGCGCTAATGCTGCATTCCAGCCACGCTCATACGCTTTCCCTAACTCGACGGCACGGTCGTGTTCAGTTTTTACCTCCCATGCGTGTTCTGCAAGTTGCATTTTTGTCTCGTAATCATCGTATGAATCGCTCATGCGTTCTTCTCCTCAAGGAACTTGTCTATGGCGTTAATAAGCTCCGCCCTGTCAGTGTATTTCTCGTAAAAATCTTCTGCTTCATTTAGCGTCAGCCCAACCCATTCACGCTTTAACGGTGTGCTTGAAATACAAGTGACCGTATAGGGTTTGCCGCATTGACACTGCCACGCCGTAGGCCCTGGCCCATACCAAACACCGTCGATAAAACCTACCCCGCTATCTGTTGGTGTCTTTGCTGTTTTGTTTTCAGCCATGGTTTTTCTCCTTTAAACTTTTCTCAATAAGCTCGGCCATAAACGCTGCGTCAAATTCATCACAGAAAGTTGCTTGATACCGAAAATAACTAATATCCTCATCAGTCAGCCCAACCCATTCACGCTTTGGTGAGGTGTACACAGGCTGTGGATTGAAAACCTTGTCCTGTGGCTTTTTCCGAAAGTACCTATGGCCTGTTCCGGTTGTGTGCATCCAGGCTACTGGCTCATCAAGATATGACTTGCGCTTTTGAAATTGATTGTGATCACCACTCATGGTCTTGCCCCTAAACCAATGCGCTCACGCTCCATGCGTGCGCGTAACCGTTGTCTGAATCGATACCGTTTAGCAATCTCAGCCCGTGTCATCTTTGACCGTGGCTTGTCCTCACCGATACCAAGCTTGTAAATGTGCGTGGCATCCACACCGCGGGAGTTCTTCACCCAGCCCGTGATGTGGGTCACACCTTCTTTGTGTAAGGCTCTGAGATAAGACTGGACCGTGACGATATGCAGGCCCGTCTCATCGCAGATGTTGTACGCAGTGCAGCCCTCCATCAGCATCTTGATCATCCGTGCGTACAGCAGTTCATTCATCTTGATCATGATCGGACTGCTTTGACCGTGTTCCAATTGGCTTTGCTGGCACGCAGCCGTTGACCGATGCGCGACTTTTTCTCAAGCACATTGCGCTTGTCTTTCAACGTGTCTTGCTGCCGTTCTTTGGCTTCCTTAGCCGCCTTTTTCAAGTCGATGGGTTTGTCCAACGTGCGAACATTGAACCGTTTGAGATAAGCAAGGATCTCCTCATTTGTTTTGCCGGCCATGAGCAATTCCCAGATCTTAGGAAGGTAGGCCGCGAGATAACGTGATGTGTGGCAAAAAACCTGGTACTCGTACTTAGGAACACGTTTAAGTTCATTGAACTGCACCCAGTTCAAATCGTGTTCTGTGCAAAACCAACTTATCAATTTGCCCATGTTGGCATTGCTCAAGTGGTTTCTTAACAGACACCGATCCCAAGCCTCCTGCAGGTCTTCCTTTTTGGTCTCGGTAGCAACTTCATCTAGCAGTTCGAGTAGATTCATGCTGCATCTCCTGCGCTGTCACGCCAGTCATCGGTACAGGCTCGCTTACGCAAGACCATGGTTTCGACGGCACGAGCAAAAGCATAAAACCAATGATCAGCCGTCAGTGAGTCAGGGATGCTGTCAGCACAGGCCTTGATGTCAGCATCAGTGAGCCTGGCAGGGCAGTAACGCCCCTGCTCACACTTTTGATTGCATGGTGGGCAGCTATGCATGTTCCTGGCTCCTTCGCAGGAAGTTGGGGCCATCTTGCTCAGCCTCGAGTTCGCGGATGTCATTAGCTGCATCACTCACACCATGCCAGTCCCTGCGAGCGATCATGACTTGCATGTACTCAACCAGCACTTGAATCTGTACTTCTGGGTCTTGGTAATCTCTCATTGCTAATCTCCAGGGTTGCGTCTGCAATACGGATAGCCAGCGTCGCAATGCGCTCAGGCGTATCCAGTGAGTAAGGTCCATCCTTGTAATGCTCAATGCCGCGGGACAAGATCCCGTTAAGCGCTGCAGCAATCAGCGTCAATCGATCATCACTCTTCGCCATAAGGCATGCTCCATAAGACATAAATTAAAAACACTGTCAGCCCGATCGAGCCAACGCCAAACATCGTGATAAGCCAGTCGATAAAGTCAGCCATTACCGCGCCGCCCACTGTGCAACGCCGTTGCTGAAGTAGATAACAGCGCCGGCAAAAAGGGCGTACAGCAGCCACTGGAGGCCCTTGTAGCGAATCATTTGGTAGGGCGTGCGGTCAAGTACCATCAGGTCATAAACCCAGTCCTGATCGTGGCTGTAGTAGTTCCTGGGGGCAGGTGAGTAGCAAGCACTCACACCAAACTTATAAGGCCGCTTGGTTACGGGTTTAAGCTTGCTCGTCTCAAACTTCGAGATGGGGCAAGTGCCCAGGTGCTGTAAGTAAACTTGTTCCATCAGAAGGGTGCCTCCTCATAAGTTGACAGGTCAGGCTTGGGTTTGAACGCCAGCTTGACTTGATTGCGTTGCAGGTAAATCCACTCAGGAAATGGCCACTCGCGGTCATTGATCAATCGGACTGCGCAGGTCCCGTCGGGTTGAATGTGCTCGAGGATGCCAAGCCCTCGAGGTGTTTTCACGCGTGTGCCGGGGATCATTGTTCCCTCGCTTTCAGCATGGCGTCTGCAATCATGTAAGCCTGCCTCGCGGTTGCATCAAAATAATTCCCCTGCGCCAGTGCTTGCATCGCCTTGGCTGCAAAGTAATCGCGTAGGGTCATGCCCATGGTGAAGTCATGATCGATATACCCTGTATCACTGACTTCTTTGTGCCAATCGTGTGTATGTAATGGAAACGCTGGTCCACCTGTTTTCATACCACCTCCACTAATGTTGTTTGGGGATCAAGGTCACGCTGGCACAGCAGGTCAGCGATTGCTTCTTCCTGGGTCCTGCCAAGGCCCGTAGGCCAGCCAAGGTCCCAGTCCTCCTCGGCTGCAACAAAGTACCCCTGCATGGGGCGATCAATGATGATTCTCATGCTGCTTTCCTCCGTGATTTGATGTGCTTGAACATCGACTCAAGCTCTTCCATTTCTTCGACCAGGCGGTCATAAGCATTGAGTTGATAGCCATCAAGATCAGGCCACTCACTAGCTAGCGTGCGGTTCAGGTTGTTGGCCTTCTCGACCACATTGCACACCTGAAGTCTCAGGTCATACTTGTCAGATTCAATTAGCTTGTACATGCGTCCTCCAAGGGGGCTAGGCCCCCGGTTGATTAGCGGCTGGTAACTTTGACTGAGAAGACTGCAGTGGTCTTTTGGAACTTGGCGTAAGCCTCGGCACCGAAAGCCTTGATGAAGGCGTCCTTGTCAAACGTCGAGCGGTTGGTCTCAACGTAAGTGGCTTTGAAGAGCGAGCCTTCAACAGACTTGGCGCCGCCGTTGCTAGCGCTGTCCTTGATGGCGTCTTTGATTGCGTCAGCCTGCTTGGTCAGGTCTGCGATCTGGGCGAGCAATGCGCCGAGTTGGTCAACCGATGCTGCGGTGATGTTTGCGATGTCGT